CAAATACACTTCTATCAGTATAATTCCTAATTTCCCTCTCCCAATTTATTTTAAGTGATGCGGGACAGATGATTAATATTTTTTTAGCACCAGTTTCTAAAGTAGCAATAACTGCTGAGGTCGTCTTACCCAACCCCATATCGTCAGCCAAGATAAATCTTTTACTACCAACCAACTTTTCTATCGCAATCTTTTGGTGTTCAAGTGGGGGTCTGTGGGCATATTTACTATAATTGATTTTAACTTCCGTAGTATTGTGTGTTTTAAGTAAAGCGGCCTTGGGTAACCACATATCAGTAATAGTGTCACCAGTATTAAACTTACCCCAAATATGATATGATTTGTCTTTATCTACCAATAATTTTTCAACCCAAACATCAGTGGGAATAGATAACATATTTTTTTCGTCAGCTATTTTTTTTGCAAAATAAGGTTCAATATTAACCCACTTCTTTGCAATCTTTGGTTCAACAATATGATAGTTAATTATGTATTCTGCTTGCGAACGAGTTGGATAAAACTTTTTGTTTGTCTCTTTTAGGTATTTAAGTTTCTGAATATAGTTATTAGTCCCCGAATAATTATCTAATATGTCGAGAGCTTTTATTTCTATGGGATTCGATGTGTTACTTATCAAACTCAAAATCGGGATTTAAAATAAAAATAGTTGAATGTTTAATATTTATCAATATGACAAATAGAATGCCTATAACAAGAATTGGTAAATTTTTTGGAGCTGAGGATTATAATTTAGATTTATCCATCGGTGAAGAATATCTATATGGTGATTTAAATTTTACACTTGTTTTATATCGAATTGACAGATTAAAAACAAAAACGGATGATGTATATGGTGAAACACTTAAAGATGGTGTCAAGTTTTTACCCCCAGTAGAATTTAAGGGTTTAGTACAAATATCTGAACCTGAAAACAAAAATTATGGGAATAGTAGAATTAACCAAACAGAACCTGGTAATTTAAAAGTTTCCGTGTATCAAAAACAATTAGATGAATTAGGTATAGATATTAGTTTCGGGGATTATATTGGTTATTACGAAACAGAGGATAGAATTAGATATTATACAGTTAATGATGATGGGAGGATTATTTCTGACAATAAACATACTTACGCTGGATACAAACCATTCTATCGTACTATAATAGCATCAGCAGTTGTTGATGATGAATTTAGAGGACTTTAAAAATGCCACTACCTAAAAAAATCAAAAAAAACATACCTTTAACTGAATCTAAAATTCTTTTACCGAGAAGACAAGAGTTGTTAGATAAGATTAATAAAGATGGTACTTTTTTACCTAAGTCAATATTACATGCTGACTTGGATGGTGGATTTTTAGATTTTGTGAAAGATGAACTGAAATTAATTGTTGATGGTAAGTTAATACCAACAATTGACATCATAATTACAACACAAAATTGGGCTCAGTTCGTTGAAACTTGGGAAATCCAAAATATTGATAACAATGTTGAACCCCCATTTGTTACAATTGTTAGAAAACCAGAAGTTAAATATGGTACTAATCCATCTACAATATATAATATACCAAATAGACGACAATTTTTTTATGCTCAAGTACCAACTTGGGATGGACAAAGAATGGGTACTGACATATACAAAATTCCTCAACCAGTTCCAGTTGATATATCGTTCGAAGTGAAAATAATCTGTAATCGAATGAGAGAACTTAATCAATTTAATAAAATTATTTTGGAGAAGTTTGCCTCAAGACAAGCATATCAAGTTATAAAAGGACACTATATACCAATTATTATGGGTGATATATCCGATGAAAGTGTCTTAGATTTAAATAAAAGAAAATATTACATACAGAGTTATAGTTTTACGTTGTTAGGATTTTTAATTGATGAAAATGAATTTGAGGTCTCACCTGCAATATCTCGAGTATTACAAGTTTTAGAGGTTGATACAAGAACAGTAAGAAGAAGAAAAAAACAAGAACAGATTGAACAACCCAATAATTTTGTTATTACATATAATGTTGGGACTAATGTGTTGTCTCAAACTTTCAATTATACAACTAACACAAATGTTATAGAAACTAATAACATTACTAGTTATGATTTATATATAAACAATAATTTTTATGGAACTAATTTGAGTCAAATTCAAATTAACACAAATGATGTTGTTAGAATTGAAATAACGAGGGACGACATTAATAGTGTGTCTTCATTAACACTGAGTGGTTTGTTACTTTAATTATCACCATAGATATCTTTTTTTTCCTTACATTTTTCAATAATCAACTTCTCTAAAAAACGATACATTTTTATACCATTTTTGTCACAATAAGTTTTAAGTAGGTTGTGAACCTCTAAAGATATCTTTAAATTTTTGATTTCTTTTCCCTCTTTGTCCATAGTAGAAAAAAGGTAGAATTTATTCTACTCAATTTATCAATACATATCTCAATGTAAAGATTTTTGTGTTCGGTACTAATATTTATTTATAAAAATAAATTATTAAATAACCGAAACAATGTCAAACAGTAAAGTTTTTGTATCTCCTGGTGTCTATACTTCTGAGGTGGATTTGAGTTTCGTATCACAAAGTGTAGGTGTAACTACTCTAGGTATTGTTGGTGAAACATTGAAAGGCCCTGCCTTTGAACCAATTTTCATCACCAACTTTGATGAGTTTACAGCTTATTTTGGAGGTACTACCCCCGAAAAGTTTATCAACACCCAAATACCCAAATATGAGGCAGCATATATTGCTAAAGCATATTTACAACAATCAAATCAATTATTCGTGACAAGAATTTTGGGTCTATCAGGTTATGATGCGGGTCCTTCTTGGTCAATTACAACAGTTGCTAATGTAGATCAATCAACAGTTGGATTTGAATGTTCTGGATTTTCTACATCGAATTGTATAACTGATTGTACTGGATTCACAATCGTTGATTACACGTTTAATTTTACAGGCTGTACTAATAGTATTGATTCAATATCATTTACAAGTGCATTACCTACAATAATCTCTCCAGATGTTAATACTAATTATGAACTTTTTAATGGTTCAACATCTACAATTGGGGATGATTTAAAAACTCAATTATTCAATGTGTTTAACACACCATCATCATCAGCATACTCAATTAATTATTTTGGGGTAATTTCTGGTGGTACTTATGATTCGTTATCAGCATACACTGCAAGCACAAATGTTTTTGGTGTTGATAATGTAAGTTCAGATTTGGCTGATTATACTGCTGCAGTAAATGATACTTGGTACTATGCAACTTTTGACAACATCGGTAATGGTAATTACACTGGTTACTCGTTTTATAACGTAGTAAACAACTTAGCTTTAACATCTTCACGTTCAAATTGTGCTTCTTTTGGTAGTTATCAAGTTAGTTCAACAACAATTAGTACTGTAACTGGTGCAATTAACTATAACACAAATACAATAAGTGTTTGTTTACCATCAACAGCAACTACAGCTGACTACTCGGCAATGACTGTAACATTCAGTGCTTGTACAACCGCAGTAACAAGTAATAGTGTAGTACAGAATACGGTTATGACTGGTGTGTCATTTACGGCATTAACTAAATCATATACTTTAACCTCAGCAGATGGAACTGCATCATCAGGTTGGACAGTTAACATTGTAATAAACGACCCTTGTAACTTATGTACTTCAGGTAACACAGGTACAGTACCAACTTCAACAATAACAAATTGTTATAGTGGTTCTGTTAGTGGTAAAATATTTGTTTTTACTGGTAATTCTTATACTGATTATGATGATTTAGTAATAGCAACATTACGTTCAAGAGGTATAGCAAACTATAGTAGTTCAGACAATGGTGCAATATATGAAGTATCAGAACTTACAGATGTAACTATGGATTGTACAGGTACATATTCCGCTGTAACTAAGAATCCGTTTTCAACGTTTGCAATTAATGTGACAAATAAAGATGGAGAAAACTTTGTTTTTGAAACATCTTTCACAAACTCTGACACTAAATTTATTTCTAAGGTATTCGGTTCAAGTAATTTCCAAAAACCAAGAGCAACAACACCACTATTTGTTGAGGAAAGATATCAAAATCTTTTAACATATGCTTATAGAAAAGGTTACATTAGAGGTTTAAGTTGTGACTTAACTGCATTACCTGATGCAAGACAAGGTGTTGATGCAACATCAATAGCTTTCTACTTAGAAAGATATCAGTCACCAGTTTCACCTTGGGTTGTTTCTGAATTGAGAGGTAATAAAGTATTCAATTTATTCAGATTTATGACAATTGCTGATGGTGATTCAGCTAACACTGAAGTTAAACTTTCAATGGCTAATATGTCATTTGGAAATGGAACATTTGATGTTTTGGTACGTGATTTCTTCGATAGTGATTCAAATCCAGTTGTTCTTGAGAAATTTACAAATTGTTCAATGAACCCTAGTGAAAATAACTTCATTGCAAAGAAAATAGGTACTGTTGATGGTGAATTCCAATTGAATTCAAAGTATATTATGGTTGAAATGAATGAGGATGCACCAATAGATGCGCTACCTTGTGGTTTCTTAGGTTACACTACAAGAGAATATGCTGGTGTTAAATCTCCATTCCCTATTTACAAAACTAAATACGACTTCCCTGGTGAGGTAGTTTTCAATCCACCTTTCGGATTAGCAACTGGTGCTGATGATGCTTTAAGAAGTGCTGGTGATAATGTAAGAAGAACTTACTTGGGTATTTCTGATACAGTTGGATATGATGTTGATTTCTTCTCTTACAAAGGAAAAGTTTTACCAACAAACATTTGTGATGCAACAACTGGTAATGATTGGTCATACAGAACAAAAGGTTTCCATATGGATATTAACGCATCAGCAATTACAATAGCTAATTCGTTTACAACAAGTGGTACTGCTGAGTTCTTTGTTGGTAGTGGAACATTTACTACTGATCCTGATGATGAAACGAACCCATACTACAGATTGTTTGCACGTAAGTTTTCATTACTTTGTTCAGGTGGTTTTGATGGATGGGATATCTACAGAGAATACAGAACTAATGGTGATAGATTTATTTTAGGTAGACAAGGTTACTTAAGAGGAGCTTGTTCATCATTTAGATATCCATCAGCAACAGGTTGGGGAGCATTCAAAACAATTACAGTTGGAAACAACACACAAGATTATGCAAATACTGACTACTATGCTTACTTATTAGGTCAACAAACTTTTGCAAATCCTGAAGCTGTTAATATTAATGTGTTTGTCACACCTGGTATTGATTTTGTAAACAATTCAAATCTTGTTGAAGCAGCAATCGAAATGATTGAATTTGACAGAGCTGACTCAATTTACATTACAACAACACCTGACTACAATATGTTTGTACCTACAACTGGTAATCAAACTGATGTTATTTATCCACAAGAAGCTGTTGATAACTTGGAAAATGCGGGTATTGACTCAAACTATACTGCTACATATTATCCTTGGGTATTAACAAGAGACACAGTAAATAATACTCAGATTTATATTCCTGCAACAGCAGAGGTTTGTAGAAACTTAGCATTGACTGACAACATAGCATTCCCTTGGTTCGCAGCCGCAGGTTACACACGTGGTATTGTAAATGCAGTTAAAGCAAGAAGAAAACTAACACAAGAGGATAGAGATACTTTATACAAAGGTAGATTAAATCCAATTGCAACATTCTCAGACGTAGGAACAGTAATTTGGGGTAACAAAACATTACAAATTAGAGAATCAGCATTAGACAGAATCAACGTAAGACGTTTGTTACTTCAAGCAAGAAAATTAATTTCTGCGGTTTCAGTAAGATTGTTGTTCGAACAAAATGATGAAAAAGTTAGACAAGATTTCTTAGACGCTGTAAATCCTATCTTGGATGCAATCAGAAGAGACAGAGGTTTATACGATTTCCGTGTAACAGTTTCATCAGACCCTGCAGATTTAGATAGAAATCAGTTGACTGGTAAAATTTATATCAAACCAACTCGTTCACTTGAGTTCATAGATATAACATTCTACATAACACCAACTGGTGCATCATTCGAAAACATCTAAAATTAGATAATCTTAATTGGGGGAGACAAAATCTCCCCCTTTTTTAATTAATGTATATTTATTGGTATGAGAAAAACAATTATCAAATTACTTAGAGAATTAGAAGAAAGGGAAATTCCAGTGAAATATTATGCTTTCGATTGGGATGATAACTTGATGTATATGCCAACTAAAATTTATCTTTTAGATGATGATGGTGAAGAAGTTGGTATGGGGACTGAAGATTTTGCTGAACATCGTACTGAAATTGGTAAAACCCCCTTTGATTATAATGGGTTTACTATTGTAGAT